GAAAACTTTTTAAGCTTGACAATATTAACGAACTGTGTTATAGTGAAACATTAGGAGATTGAAATGAGTGAAATTAAACCAATTGATAGTTGGAACGCGTACAAGATTGGTCAGTTTGAATATCGACTTTGTGGATTAGTCGAGCGCGAGAACGGCAAATGGTCAATTCTTATAACAGAGCCTATTGTCGGTGTTAATTCGAAAGACAAACTTGTCGAAACACAAGATGGTAATTTTTATGAGCCGCGGAGCCAATTGAGTGAATCTGGCGCTGGTATGATGGATCGTATGTATATTATTGATCGTTGGCTTACAACAAATGGTAAAAGCGACGCCAATGATGGCACCAAATTAATTGTAGAGTTACTTGAGGGAAAAGTAAATGATTGATGTTTATAGTCGCAGAGGATGTAACGCCTGTGATAGAATTAAGATTAGACTTAATGCAATGGGCCTAGAATATAAAGAACATATTATTGGTGAGGACACAACTCGCGAATATGTATTAGAGAATTTTCCTGGTCAAAATTCATTGCCGATTCTTTCAGTTGACGGTATGGTGTATTCAGGAACAATAGAAATAAGTGAAGCCTTGGACACATATGGAACTGATATTGGAAAGATGCTTTTATCGGAGTAATTATGAGAGGAGTGAATGATGTTAAGCGAAGATAATCTGTTTATAAAAGAAAAATTACGTAAGTTGCTACAGACCAACGTAGTGGAGGTAAAATTTACGAAGAAGGACGGATCTGATAGGACAATGAATTGTACTCTTGATCCCAAAAGACTACCAAGTTATCCTTTAGAGCCCAGGCCATTTCACCATGTATCAGAAGACGTGCTGCCTGTTTGGGATGTAGATAAGAGCGCTTGGCGTTCGTTCCGCATTGATTCTATTGATATGTACCTAACAAAAAGAATTGATTAATGCAGATATATGATGGCAAACTAATTAACGATGGCATGGGAAAAAATTCTACTGGTGGCACAGAAGTTATGGCCGGGAGAATTTCGAAGCTTGATAAAAAGCTTTTGAAAGAGTGTCAAATCGTAGTATCAAGAATTGAACAAGATTTAGACCCCACAAAAATTAGAATCTATTATGCTCATGATTTGCCTGGTGACCCAGCAGCAAATCATTTAGCTGAGTCTGGCTATGACAAGTTTCACAAAATAGTATTCGTGTCAAACTGGCAAATGCAGTCTTATATCACTGCTTATCAAATTCCTTGGTCTAAATGTATTGTTATGCAAAATGCAGTAGATCCTATTCCAGCCTCAGACGAAAAATGGTTTCCTGAAAATGTAGAAAAAATCAGACTGATTTATACCCCAACACCACATCGTGGCTTGGAAATTCTGGTTCCTGTATTTCAAAAACTATGTGAAAATTTTGATAATCTAGAACTTGAAGTCTTTTCTTCTTTTGATTTGTATGGCTGGGGCGATCGTGATGAGCAATTTAGGCCGCTGATTGATCAATGTAAAAATGACCCAAAGATAATTTATCACGGCACAAAGACTAACGAATTGGTTGTTTCAGCGTTAAAGAAATCTCATATTTTTGCTTATCCTGCAATCTGGCCAGAAACTTCTTGCTTATCTCTAATGGAAGCAATGAGTGCTGGTTGCGTATGCGTTCATTCTGATTATGGTGCATTATATGAAACTGCAGCCAATTGGACGCATATGTATCATTACAATGAAGATCGCAATGAACACGCAAAATTGTTCTATACTGTTTTAGCTTCTGCTATTGAAGATATAAAGGCAGGTCCGGCCACATTTGGTCAAAAATTGAAAACTCAAAAATCATATGCTGATATATTCTATTCGTGGGACCCAAGCAGAAGGATTCAATGGAACGCGCTTCTAGCAATGCTCATAGATTCGGTGCATGATAGAGGATTTGCCGGCCAACAATTTGTGTATAGGACATAAAAATGATTATATTAGATTTTCAGCAAGTAGCCATTAGTAATATTATGGTGCATCTGGTAACAAAGACCATTAATAAGGGCGAAATGGACGAAGAGTTAGTTCGTCACATGATTCTCAACTCTATCCGTTCCATAAATAATAAGTTCAAAGAAGAGTATGGTAACCTAGTTATTGCATATGATTCAAGACATAGTTGGCGCAAGAAGATATTTCCGTATTATAAGGCAAATCGGAAAAATGCACAAGACAAGTCACCAGTCGATTGGATAAAACTGTTCGACTATTTTAATAGGATCAAACCAGAGTTAAAACAAGTGCTTCCTTACAAAGTAATAGAAGTTGAAGGCGCAGAAGCTGATGATATTATTGGTTGCTTGGTAAAACATGTTAGTAATTATGAGCCAGTAATGATTGTGTCTGGTGATAAAGATTTTATTCAGTTGCAAGGCGACAATGTTAAGCAGTATGACCCTGTGCAGAAAAAAGCCGTCAAAAACAAACTACCTCCCCAAGAATTTTTGTTCGAACATATTATGAGAGGCGATGCTGGCGATGGTATACCTAATGTATTGTCTGATGATGATGCATTTGTTAACCCCAACAAACGCCAAAAACCACTTACTGGTAAAAAAATGAAAATGTTATCACAAAGCTTCGATCCGGTTAGTGACGAAATCAATAGGAATGTTGTAAGGAATGAGCAGCTTATTGACTTGACAAAAACACCAGAATCTCTTATAATTCAGATAATGGATAATTATGCCAATTCAACAACAGGCAATGGACAAACTTTATACAAATATTTGTTTAATAAAAACTGTAAAAATCTTTTACAAAGCATTGGAGATTTTTAGTACAAATGATTATGCCAGATGTTTACATAACAGGAAGAAAAAGCATGAGATTATCAATTTCTGAAATTCTAAAACGCGCTGATGCAGCGCCCACCAAAGAAGAGAAAATGTACATTCTAAAAACAAACGAAAGCGACGCACTTGCGTATGTACTGCAATGTTGTTTTGATTATAGAGTAAAATGGCTATTGCCAGCAGCCACACCAACATATACACCAGCCAAATATACTGATATAGAAGGACGTTTATATCAGGAAACCAAACATTTTTATTTGTTTACTGAAGAAGGCAATCCCAATCTGAAGCCTGAAAAGCGACTGAATATTTTTGTTCAGATGCTTGAATCAGTAACCCCTGATGACGCCAAACTATTGATTGATATGAAGGATAAAACATGTTCTTATAAGAGTATCACTCCAGAATTAGTTAATGAAGTTTGGCCTGGATTGATTATGTTCGACCCCAACAAAGAAACAACCAAGGAGGAAAAACGTGGGAAAAAGATGGAACGGACGAAAGATGAGCCACGGCAAGAAGAACTTGCCAAGACCAACTAAATCATATAATGTAATAAAGACAAAATCAAAGTAAGCAAAGGAGAAATATAGGGTGGGTAAAACCTACAGAAAACAACGCAGTCGTGACGAAGATTATGATGATTATTATGGCAATGATGTTCATGGAATGAAACAACACGACAAAGACATACGTAAGAAAAAGCGTTTCACCAGAGCCATAAAAGCAAAAGATATTGATGGCACGGATGAAGGCTATGAGGATGGGACCGAGTTTGGCCCTTAAATTACTCTAACAAGGAATAATAACAAGTGTCAAGAAGAAAAAAAGAAACAAACGGCACTCTGGGACAAATACAATTGAAACATGTTGTCCCAATTACAAAGAATCAAGAAAAAGCTTTTGAAGCTTTTGAAGACAAAAATTTACTGATGCATGGCTGGGCTGGAACAGGAAAAACCTACATAGCTCTTTATATGGCATTGGACAATGTATTACACAATAATTCTTACGATAAATTATACATTGTAAGAAGTGCAGTGGCAAGTCGATCTATTGGATATTTGCCTGGTGACTTAGAAGAAAAGCTTGAGATTTTTGAATCGCCATATAAAGCTATTGTCAATGAACAGTTACAAAGATTTGATGCTTACGATTATCTCAAATCAAAAGGACAAATTGAGTTTGTATCTACCTCGTATCTTAGAGGTGTAACAATGGAAAACTGTATTGTTTTAGTCGATGAAATTCAGAACATGCTGTTTCATGAACTGGACACAATCATTACAAGGGCTGGAAAGAACATTAAACTCATTATGGCTGGTGACTATCATCAGACAGATTTAATAAATGGTGGCAAGTTTGAATGTTTAGATTTTATGGCTATTATACAAAGCTTGCCTGAGTTTATTACAATTGAGTTTGGTATAAACGATATTGTTCGTAATCCATTAGTAAAATCTTACTTGATTGCAAAAGAGAATAGAAGCGTATTTCAACAACTATAGAATTAAATTATGATTGACTTTAAAGAAAAACTAGCGGTTAAACGTAGCAGATATTTTTGGCACACGCCAGTTTATAGATATAATTTGGATAGTAAAACAATCGACGGTAAGCGTTATTATTTCATACCAACAAAATATAATAGTGCGCACGCTGAAGAAGTTGTATATCCTTCTGTTACTACTATAATATCAGAGAAGTTGGATAAGAAATGGCTTGAAGCTTGGATAGAATTTGTTGGCAAAGATGAAGCCGAAAAAATAAAAGCTTGTGCCGCTAGCCATGGCACAACCATTCATAGAATGGCTGAGAACTTTCTACTACACAAAAACTGGTGGGAAGGCGAAGTCTCCCTTAACATTACTAAATTCAACAAACTCATTCCTTTACTTGAAGATCATGTTGACCACATCTATGGTCAAGAATTACAATTATGGAGCCATTGGCTCAAAACAGCCGGGACTACTGATTTAGTTTGTGAGTGGGTCGGTGAAAACGCGATTGTTGATTTTAAAACCTCAAGAAAACACAAAACCAAAGAACAGATAACTGGATATTTTATTCAAGCAGCAGCATATGCTATGATGGTTTATGAGCGATATAGAATCCCCATCCAAAAAATTGTTATTATTATGCTTGTCGAACACGAAGATGAA